GGCTCTGCTTCACCTAGACTTGCGTAAAGCAGTAAATCAGGTGTTGTTGCCAACCAAAGGTTTGATGAAACTGTGTCGCTTAAATATGGTGGTTTATGATAGTAGACCATTTTTAGCGTGTATTCTATATCAGGTACAGGAGCAAATTGAAACTCACTACCAAGCAATGTATAAAAGGTTGGTGGTCCTGATACTAAAACTCTTGCATTTCTAAAAAAGTTACTGGTTGATTGAAAAGTAACTGTTTGTATTGGGTTAGTAGATGATATATGTATATCTTTCATAGCAACAAAGTCTGCTGGTAATTCTACTGTAGCATCACCTGCTGTAGTTTTAGTAGTAGCAACTTTTAGCGTTTGTCTAATATACAAATCTCTACTTAATCTGTCTTGTGCAAGTCTAATAAACTCTGGTATTTGTGTTGTTAAATCAGTACGAGCCAAGTAACTAGCAATGGTTGCTTGTAACTGTGCAAAATCACCAAAAAATGCCATTATATTCTACCTTGTTTTGTTCTAAAAAATCTATTATCTGGGTCGTTTAACCATTCTTTAAACTTTTTTTGGTCTAATACATGAAACCCTCTCATGATGCCCTTTTGGTTTAATTTATCAATAACAGTCATAGGAATAGATGCTATCTTATTATCAAATACATCATTACCCCAAGATGTACTAGCTTGGTTATATTCTTGTTTGTTTTTTTCTACAATATCAGTTACATCTTGTGCAACCTCTATAACAGCACCATTGTCTGTGTCGTGTTTTTTTGCTTTTCTAAATTGTGTGTTTTTTAATTGGTCGTTATATTTACCCATAATAATCCTTATGATACTGCCCACCGAAGTGGGCATATATCAATTAGTATTAAGATACTAATAAGTCAGCAATAATGCCATGTGCTTTCTCGTTAGATACTTGCAGAGTGTACTCTGTAAGCATTTGATGTTTTTCGCTATCACCAGATTTAGCCAATAGGTTAGACTGGAATGGGCGAAGTGTTGCAATAGATGCCATAGATGGGTCAAGTACAAGAGCTTGTTCTCCTGTTCCTGTTCCTGTATCTCTAGTCATAAATCTGTCAGGTACAACAGATAAAGTACCAAAGTCTGACATATAAACATCAGCAGCACCTACAATAGTAGTTTGCTTATCTGATGGAGCCATGTAACGCTGTGCTGCAATACCAGCAAATCCTGATACTACTTGTTTCTGTGTTGGAGGTACAACCAATAAAGTTGGATTACCACCACTTTCAAACACTTTTTTAACACATTCTTTTAGTTTATCTTCACCAAAAGCTAAAGGAGTTCCTTTAGTACGAGTAGCAGTTCCGTTACCACCTACAGGACCTGCTGGAGAGCCTGCTGTAGCTTCTGTGACATAGTTAGTTAATAACCATGTTTGAATAGAACCAAGTAATCTCGCTGCGGAAGCAGTGCCTGCACTTTGAGCTACATTACCAAGAATAGTTTTTTCCATATCTCGTTTTAGCTCTTGTCCTGCTTTAGCTAATTGATAAGCTGTTTCTGTCTTACGACCTGCTTTATCAACTGCATCAAGAGTGCCAGAGATATGTACTGTTTTACCTTGAATTTGTGTTCTGTTACCTACACGAACAGTAGGAGTATCAGAAGCACCTGAAGCATCAGCACCTTCTACAAGACCTGTTGCAACTGCATCAGCTAATGTATCAGTTTGCCATTCGTGAAATGTTGCTGTTGCCTTTGTTTTACCAATAGATGAAACTACTGGTGTTTCTGTTGGAGCAATGCTGTAGATTGTGTTGCTTAAATCTTCACGNTGTCCAATAGCTGTATANGTTCTAAATTCTGCCATTGTTTTTCCTTAAATAAAGTTTTCAAAAATAGCTGCTGCATCTCTGGCATCACCAGTTTGCTGTAGCCGTTTCATTTGTTTTTTCTGCGTATCGGTTACTGTTTGCTTTACTTTAGCTCCAGACTTAATCATCTTGGGAGCTTTAGCGACTTTTTTCTTAACGCCAGCTTTACCTGCCATTAATCTGTCTTGTAGCATAGCTTTGTGTAACACTTTGAATTGGCGGGAATCTCGAACTTGAGATATATCTTCGTCTGTGAAACCCTCCTTTTTTGCATAATTGCGAACTTCTATTCTGATTTGTTCACCTTTAGCTTTGTCTGAAAACTCTGGTAGGTATTCTGCTAGTTTTTGTGCTTCTTTTTGTACAAACTCTTGCATTTGTGCTGCTCTATCCGATTGTTGCTGTTCAGCAAGTCGTCTTTGTTCAGCTTGCACAGTTTGTAATTGTTCTTTTCTTTCGGTCATTTCTGCGACCTTAACTGCATATCCTATTGGGTCGTTCTCTTTCATAGCAGCTAAATCTTCTGGTTTGTCATTAGTACCAGTTAAGAATTGTTCTACTGCCTGAAGTTTTTGAGCATAATTATCTCTAACTTGTCTAGCCTCAATAATAGCTTTAGCTTCTTGCTCTATAACCTTACGCTGTTCAGCTACTTCCTGAGTCTTTTTAGTATAATCAGAGCCGAGTTGATAGGATTTCTTTAGCTCATCAAGGGTAACTTCTTTTTCTTCACCTGCTGCTTTAATGGTGAAAGTTTGTTCTTCCTCAACTACTTCTTCTTCCTCAACTTCGGATTCTTCTTCAGTTTCTTCTTCTACCTCTTCTTCGGTTGTTTCAACCTCTGGTTCGGTTTCTTCTTCTACTTCAGTTTCCTCTACTTCCTCTATTTCTTCAGTTTGTTCCTCTACAACTTCTGGTTGTTCCTCTGTGGATTCCTCTGGTGTAGATAACATACCTTCAATAGTTGAAGCTGCATCTGATACTGTTAGATTTCCACTTTCCGTTGTTTCGGAAGTCATGGTGTCATCACTCATAATATTTCCTTATGCCATCTAGGTGTGGCTTTCCCATACAGGCAATATGCCTATAATATCTTCCATGATTTGTTTTTTATCTCATCATCTTTAGCAATGGATTCAAAACGATTCATGATTTCATTAATTACTTTAATACGGAGGTAAGCATGATGTCGCACTTCTTCTTGCTCCATATCAGAGTTAATGATTAATTCAGTTAATTCTTTTTTCATAGCTTCTATTTCATCAAGCAATTCTTGGCTTTGTAAAATATTTCTAAATGCTTCTGATTTTGTCATTACATTCCTGCAATATTATTAATTTTATCTAAAGCATTTATAAGTTCTTTAGACTCATTTAAGTCAGATTTTTTATTATCATTAGCTGCTTTTTGTGCAAGCTCCATTTCTTTCATAGCCATATCTGCTTCAAACTGTGCTTGTTTCTGTTGTAGTTCTAACATTTCTTTTTGTACTTTTAATTCTAATTCTTGTTTTTCTAAATCTAGTTGAGCCATTTTTTGTTGCATTTGCATCTGTGCTTTTTCTTGTTCTACTTGTGCAAGCACTTTAGCTGCTGCTGTATTTGGGTCATCTTTTGGAGGTGTTTGTGCAGCTTGTTGAGCCATTTGCATAGCTTGTTCTTCTGATATTTCCATAAGAAATGCAGAGTCATCTTTAAAGCCTGCCATATTAATAAATTTAGCTAGAGTATCTCGGTATTGTTTTAGATTTACTAATGGATTAGATAATCCATAACCCTTAATTACTTCTTCTTGTTTAGCAAGAATCATTTGCATAGTAGCTAGTTGTTCTTGTTTACCACCAGTACCAAGACCTACATTAACTGTAACATTGTATTGTGTATTCCATTCTCTAGGATTCATAGGAACAAAATTATTATTAATTTTTATAATGCGTTCTTTATCTTGATACTTACAAACAAGTTGCAATATACCTTTAAACAAAGAGGTCATACCTGTATCTGCAAATATTCTAGCTATTAATTCTAACTTGCCTTGTGAAGCAGATGTCATAGCTGATACTGCTGTGGCAGTTACATTAGATAATATATCCGGGTTTAGTCCTTGTTGTGCATCTGATACGCCACTTCGTTTAGCTTGTACAGAATCTAAGTATTCAAGCATAGGAAATGATTGTGCAGCACTAGATTGTACAGTCATAGGTACTAACGCATTAGGATTCTTAATACGAATAACACCGCCTGCTGTAGAGGTTAATAAGTCATCTAAATTTACTTGACCTTCTACTGCACCAACACGATAGTTGTTAGTAAGGTATAAGTTATCTAGCATTTGTCTAGTAACTGTAGATTTAATTAATTGTAAGTCTACAGCTCTATCTGCTAATGATTGACCAAAGAATTTGTGTGGTATAGGAATAGGGCATACAGAATGAAATGGTACATAATCACATTCTTCACTCATTAATACTGTGTTGTCTGCATAACAAACTCTATGTAGTTCTGCTACACCATCCTCATCCATGTCTGTTCTGACATAACACTCATAGTATTCTACTATTTCCATAGATTCATCATTAGAATCATTGGTGTTAAATGGTTGCTCACCTGCTCCAAATCGTGCAACTCTTTCAGGGGTATAATCTAATGTATCACCTGTTGCTAGACTTGCTACTACTTCTGGGTCGTAACCCATAGCAATTAAATCAGACCTTGTAACTAAACTTCTTTGTGCTACAAATGTAGCATCTTCAATAGTAGTTGCTCTTTTATCTATTAAAAATTCTTCTGGTGCTACATTTTCTATTTTAACTTTAGATGAATCTTTAGTGCGTTTGCATTTAATGTTGTAGGTAATATTTACAATCGGTGGCACATCCATCATCATAGGCATACCCATTTCATCCATTACAGGTTGNCCNGTCATAGGGTCCATTGCTGGTTGTGGTTCTTGTTCTATTATTTCTTCTACTTCTTCTTGCTCAACAATTTCAACTTCTTCGTCTTGCATAATCATTGCAAGTTCATCTTCAGTTAAATTTTCATATTTTTCTTTTGTGGTATTTTTTTTATCATCCCAATATGCTTTTAATACGCCTACCTTTTGTAACAATCCGTCTTTAAACCAATCGTGCATTAATTCAAATCCGTTGTTATCTTTGTAAAATATATGATTTACATAAGCAGTTACTTGTTCTGCTATAGCACCATCACCAACATTAACTGGTTCAAACTCTACTGCTTTAGATGAGGTAGTAAATACTTTCATAATTTGTGGCAATGCACCATCTACTACTTCTGCAACTTCACCAGTTACAATTTGAGAACGACCTTCTACTTCATTGCCATAAGGCTCACGAAGATAATACTCTAGTGCTGTTTGTCTTTCTTGGGATGTTTCAGTTTCAATAAATCCTAAAGAATCATCAATGTGGGATTCAACAATATTAAGCAATGCTCTGCTTTCATCTGAATCTTTATCCATATTTTTTTTATCATAGTCCATTTATACTATCCATTTGGTATTAATCTCTAGTGGTTTAGACCATGCTTCCATAGGTGATTCATCTAATCCTACAGCTAAATAACGGAACGCATCACTTGCGTGAGATGCCCAGTCATGAAATGGTCGGTCATGAAATACATTTCTTTTTTCGTCAAATACTCTACGATAGTTGCGTAGTGCATCTAACCCTTGTTTAGTGTTATCTTTGTCAAACCAACAGCGTGGTAATATTTTGCGTGCTGATGATATGCCATCCATAACAGTTAGTTTTGTTGCTATAGTTATATTTAATCCAGCTTCTTCTAGTATTTCTTTTCTAGATTTACCTGTACCTAATTCTCTAACAGCTACATCATGAGGTAATATATGTGTTGCATACATATAGTCTTTTTCTCGTAACCAATTAACATAGTAATCAAGACCTACACCATGATTTTCTACAAAATCTATAAGCCTAATTTCCTTATTAACTAATTGTGCTACCCATATGCTAGTGCTGTCTGACATGCCTAAATCCCAACCAGTATATGTTCTTGCTAGTTCGTCTTTAGGTATATCAATAATTTGATTTTTTTCTTCTACATCATTAATAATAGATGAATAGTAAGAGCCTTCTACTGGTGCATTAAAGCTGCACTCAAACTCCTGCATATATTTATCATCACCCATTTCAGCTTTTGCAGCAAGTAACTCTTGTTTATCTACAATGCCTGTTTCAGATGATTTAAACTCTAACAGCTCCCATCCTTCTTTTTTTGAGCCTCTATCACGTAAGTCTTTAAAATGATTTTGACCTTTAGGTGTACCCATAGCTACGCAGTAGCCAAGTCGGTCTGCAAGGGCAGGTCTGACAATCTCTGTGAATAATGTAGGATTAATGTTCCCAATCTCGTCAAGAACGCACCCGTCTAGGTAAATTCCACGCAGACTAT